CTTATTTCCTTTCTTTCCCTTTTTGAAACCAAATTCTTCATCTAAAGTATTTTCTTCTTTTTCTAAAGAACCTTTTTCAATTTTTTCTTCAATTTCTTCCTTTTCAACAAAAGGAGCTACTTTTTCAGTAGCTCCCTTATTCTCTTTGGAAGCTAATTGATAACCAAGTGGTTTTAATTGTTTTTCAAAAGTTTCTTTTGTTACTACAATTTCAAAATCACCTTTTTTAACTGTTATCATTATCGCTCCTCCTTTTAGTTAGATGGATTTACATCTAAAATATATACGTTATCAGCTTGTTCGAAACTTGGTAACATAATCATAGATACTTTTGTCATAACGTTTACAGGATCTTCTTCTTTAACTGTTGTAACTGCAACAGAATTGTTTACTAAAGAAACTTCAGCTTTTGTTGCACCACTCATTAAATCGCTTTCTTCTGGTGTTGTACCAAAGTGTGTATATCCTAAAGGTCCGTCTGGCATTAATACGAATACATCATCAGCGAAGTATTTTGTAAATGTACCATCTTCTGCTACATATCCGTTATCGTTTACATAGATAACAATACCTGTTTGTTGTTCAATATATTTTCTTACTTCATCACGAGTAATTGTAATATTACCTTGTGCTAAAACATATAATCTATTTTTAATAGCTGTGTTATTTAATAATGCGTTTAAGCAAGCTGTGTTACACATAGCTCTTGTTAAAATAACACCTTTTGTTCTTGCTAAATCTTGTGTATCTGTGATGTCCTTAATTGGATCAGCAGCAGAATTTGACCAAGCTGTTGAAACTGTGATTTTGTTAGCTTGTGGCATACCATAATCATAGCTATAAGCTTGTCCATTACTTGCTAATGTAATTGTACCTGTTGTTAATAATTGCATTCTTACTCTTTCTACTGTTTCGTAAGCTGCTTTAATTAATTCAACTACATCATCAAATACTTTTGCAATAATTTGTCTAATTAATTGTTCGTTTTGTGTTTGTAATAATGTGTTAAGTTCTTGTCTTAACTTTTCATCAATTACTTTACTTTCTTTGAAGAAAGGCATTTCAGTTTGTACCTTTTCTAAACCTTGTCTATCTCTACGAATTGCTTTTGAATCGAATGCTGCTAATTTTAAACCAACTACTTGATTATGAGCACCTTTAATCCAATCTAAAGATAAACCAATTTCTTTCTTAAAAGGGAATAATTGATCACCAACTTTTACATTGTTTAAATCCCTTTCTAACCAATAAGCTACAATATTTGAGCTTGTTACTAAATCAAAAAAGTTCATTATATAGCACTCCCTTCTACAAAGATAATTCTTGGTAATGCAGCTTTAGCTTCGGCTGTAATCATAGCTTTAACTGCTGATTCTAATTTTAATAAATCAACACAACCTGCTAAAATAATTGTAGCATTATTATCTCCATCTGTTACATCAACATCGTGTAATAATACTGCTGTTGCATTATTTGATGCTGGGTTATCACCAGCTGCATCTGTTTGTGTAGCTTTTACGAAAGCTGTATCTCTTTTTTCAATGTTTCCATATAAAGGAGTACCAGCTTTTAATATTTTTTTACCATTGCTATCAGCACTAATACCAGTATTCGCTACTATAGCACCTAATGTTACTAAATAACTATCATTAGCAATTAATATGTGCTTTTCTGGAGCACCATAAGTTTGTTTTACAATTGAATTTGCAACTGCCATTGTTTTTTATTTCCTTTCAAAAAAATCTTTTTTAACTTCTTGACTTACCGTTGTGGATTTTGCTAATTCTTTTCCAAATGAACCTTTTTCTTGTTCATTGTTTTCTGAACCAGCTTTAAAAGAACCCATATCTGCAAGTTGATTTTTAGTTCCTTTTGCCTGACCAGATTTATAAGCATTTTCTACGAAAGTTGAAATAATAGAACCAACTTTTTCTGCTTTTTCACTATCTTCAAAAGTAATACTTGCTAATAGTTCTTCAAAGTTTTTGTCTTTATCTTTTATTTCAACAAATTCTTTAATTTTATTTAACCCATTTAAAGCTTTTGCTTTACTATTGATTAAATTACTTTCTGCTAATTGTTTTTCTAATTCTGCAATCCTATCTTCTTTTGCTTGTTCATCAGCTGCTTTCTTTTCATCATCTGACATTTTTCCAGCTAATTTTGTATTTAAGTCAGCAATTTGTTTTTCTAATTTTTGTTTTTCAGCAGTAGCTTTACCTTTATTTTCGTATTCACCGCTACTTAAAATTTTGTCCTTAAAAAACTTTTCTAAATCATCTTGTGTTAGGTTCTCTTTATAATGCTCACCTAACATTTTCTTCATAAGTTCTTCTAAATCCATTTTCAAGTCCTTTCTTTCGGTAGAGTACAAGTTATATATCTTGTGAACAAAAATGCCTTAAAATCAATTCTCGCTCTTTATAGCACTTCTCTGTGCAATACCTATCTACAAATATAGCCATTGTAGAACTGGCAATTTATTTTAAACTATTCTTCCTCATTATTTGGAGTTTGAATAGTCTTATTAACTATTGTTTGTTGTGCTTGTTGTTCTTCTTGTGCAACTTGGTCGTGATATTGTTGTCCACGATCTACAACACCTTGAATATCTGTTGTAAAATCAGCAAATGCTAAAGCATCACTTGGTGCTATTGCTTTTGTTCCCATTAATGTTGCAAATGTTTGAGCTTTTGTTTGAATATTATCATGTTTATTTCTTGGTAATGTAACATCAATATCTTCTAATTTTAAAGATTTTGAAACTAATCCTAATAATTGCATAATTTTTATTGCTACTGCAATTTGTTTTTTCTTTGCAATTTTAAAATAGCTTTCTTTTATTCTTGCAACTATTTCTATATCTGCCCAACCATCTCTTAACTTAACGGCATCTCCTGTATCACCACCGCCACCAGAACGTGTTTTTCTATCTGGTATTCCTACGATAGTTCTATATGCTTCTTCAAAATATTCTCTTAAATTTTGCATACCATTACTATCTAATTGTTGATAGATAAATTTGGCGTCAACATTAATTCCAGGTTGCCCAATTAATTGCAATATCTTATTTTTTCTTGCTTTTTCTGCTTCACCTTCATTTAGTTCTGCATTCATAATTACAAGTAAACTTTTTATTACATTATCAACATCTGTTAAAGCGTCAGCTGCTAACATATTTATAGCATCTGCAACTTCTATTGCTAATTCAAAATCCCCTTGCATGAATTGATTATTTTTTACCATTACAATCGGATTTAATCCCAAAGGATTTGGAATCATATCAACTATTGTTGCTTTATCTGTGAAAACATCTTGTCCTGCACACTCAAGCTTATAGCAAGCGTCATCTGTATAGCAATAAAACACTGTTTTATTATTTTCTTGTGAAACGTAATATGTTACACTTAATTTTACAGGATTACCTGGTTCAGGAGAACATACAACAAATGTATTCCTTGGATCTAATGCTAAAGTAACAAACGGATAATCTGGCATATAATCACTATACAACTCTTTTGTTGGAAAAATACCTAAATAACTTACACCACAAATACTTGCAAATGTTCCTGCTTCTGTATCTTTAGTTTCTGTATTTTCATAATTTAAAGCATCAACTAATTTTTCAATATCTTTTAATTTCGATGCTTTTCTTTGTACTATTTGAGCACCTTGACTATATGTATATCCTACAATTGTTCTTACTGTTGAATAATTATAATTTATTGTAGTTTTATTTTCTAAAACTTTTGACTTACCTTCAACAGAATAAGTTTTATTTTGATTACCATTATAAATGCTAATCAATTCTTCAATAGCATATTTATTTGTTCTAAAAGTTGTCCAAGCTTTTGTAATAACTTCTTTTATAGTGTTAGGAGTAATTTCTGCATCAACAATAATTAATTTTCTTCCTTTACCTTGTTTTTGATTAATATAGTCTAAAACTCCCAATTTTTTCACCTCTCAAATAAAAAAGTAGTCAATAATATTTACATAAACATTATTGGCTACTTTTGAGCACTATCTATTATTTCAAAATTTTCTTTACAACGTGGACACCAAAAATATATTCCCTTTGTAATAGCGTATTTTTCAGCTTGTGCAATAAGTTTATTGCACTTTGGACATTTTATTTTTTTAGTTTCCATAAAGTATCTCCTACTTTTATGGTAGCATATCTTTTACAACAAGTCAAACATTTTTTCACAAAAAAATAAAAAAGTGAGTATTTTACTACTCACTTTTTTTTGTAAAGAAGATAGGTGTAATACCTTCGATTTGTTTGTAATTATAGTCTAACACTATTTTTTTGATTTGTCAATATCTTTTTTTAAATTCCTAACATATCTCTGCTAATTGTACTTATAGCTTGTCCAATTCGTGGTTTTAGTCCAAAAATATTTGTAAACAATGAAGCTAAACTATCTGGTGCATCATCAT